ACCAACCGCATCGTCGAGCATGCCTTCGCCGACTGGGCCAGGGAGATTCGCCTGGCCGAAAAACTCCGCACCATGCGGATGGCCAAGGCGACCGACGGCGAGGCGTTCGCCGTTCTGACGGCCAATCCGAACCTGGCCTCGCCGATCAAGCTGGACGTGCAGCTCGTCGAAGCCGACCGGGTGACCGACCCGGATATGAGGCTCGCGACCACCAACGCCATCGACGGCATCGAGTTCGATGCGTTCGGGAATCCTCGCACATACTTCGTTTTGCGAGATCACCCCGGCACCACGGTCTACACCGCCGGGATCGGTACATACGACCGCATTCCGGCCGAGGCAATGATCCACTGGTTCCGCACCGACCGGCCTGGCCAGCATCGCGGCATCCCGGAGATCACACCGGCGCTGCCGCTGTTCGCACAGTTGCGGCGTTACACGTTGGCGGTGCTTGGCGCGGCGGAGACTGCCGCCGATTTCGCAGCCGTGCTGTTCACCGACGCGCCGGCAAGCGGTGAAGCGGCGGCGGTCGAACCGATGGACATCGTCGAGCTCGAAAAACGCATGGCGACTGTGTTGCCCGATGGTTGGAAGCTGGGACAGATCAAGGCAGAGCAACCGGGCACGACCTACAGCGAGTTCAAGCGCGAGCTGCTCAACGAGATCGCCCGCTGTCTGAACATGCCGTTCAACATCGCCGCCGGGAACTCGTCGGGCTACAACTACGCCTCGGGTCGACTGGATCACCAGACCTACTTCAAATCGATCCGCGTCGAACAGGCCGACTGCGATGCCGTTGTGTTGGATCGCATTCTCACCGCCTGGCTGGGCGAGGCCGAGCTGTTGACGGAGTTCTCGTTCCTTCGCGGCATGGGCGAGCTTGCCCACCAATGGTTCTGGGATGGCACCGAACACGTCGACCCGGCCAAGGAGGCAACGGCGCAAGAGAAGCGACTGAAGAATAACACCACCACGCTGGCAGCTGAATACGCCCGTCAGGGCAAGGATTGGGAGACCGAACTGCGTCAGCGGGCCAAGGAAAAGCAACTCATGGCAGAGCTGGGGCTAAGCGCCGCCGAGGCAACCCCACGCACAGAACAGGAGAGCGACACGGATGTCGACCCCCGGAATCAACGACAAGCAGCCTGACTTCGTAACGATGCGCGGACCGCTGACCGTAGAGGCGGCGGACGGCGAAAAGAATCTCCCGCACTTTCGCATGGTCGCTTACACGGGTGGTGAGATGCGGATCGCGGGTTTCCCGCATCCGGTAGTGGTGGACCTGGCGGGTTTGGAGATCCCATCGCAGAACCTGCCGATCCGTCTGGACCACGAGCGCCGCCAGGGCGTGGGCCATACCCAGCGCGTGGCCATCGAGGATGGCAAGCTCGTGGCCGAGGGGCTGATCAGTCGCGACACGTCGTGGGCACGGGATGTTGCCCGCAGCGGCATCAACGGCTTTCCCTGGCAGGCGAGCATTGGGGCGGCTGTGATCCAAGCCGAACTCGTGCCCCACGGCCATCAGGTCGAGGTCAATGGCCAGACGTTCGAGGGGCCGGTGCACGTGGTGCGCCGGGCGATCTTGAAGGAAATCAGTTTCGTCGACAGCGGGGCCGACACCGAGACCTCGGCCCGCATCGCAGCCAAAGACAAGGAGCAACAAGTCATGGAAGACAAGAAAGCGGCAACGAAGACATCAAGGACACTGGTCAAGACTCGCAACACGCGGATGTCCACTCGGACAGCGGCAGTGAAACGGTCCAGGCGTCGGCCGAGGGGGCCGCACAGCAAGGCGTGGAGGAGGTGAACATTCAGGCTGCGGCGACCGACGGCATGGAGGCCGTCGATCCCGTGGCCGAGATGCGAGCCGCAGCCGGCGCGGAGGCCAAACGGATCGCCGCGATCCGCAAGCTCTGCGACGGGCACCCCGATTGCGCCGACATCGAAGCCAAGGCCATCGCCGAGGGCTGGGACCAGACCAAATGCGAGTTGGAGGTGCTTCGCGCCTCGCGTCCCAAGGCCCCGGCCGTCAACGTCCCTCAGCGTCCGACCGCGCCGCAGGTCTTCGAGGCCGTCGGTCTGATGGCGGCCGGCACGCCGATCGCGACGCTGGAGTCGACCTACGGAGAGCAAACGCTCGAAGCGGCCGACAGACTGCGCGGCGTCGGCATCCAGGAGTTCTGCGAACTGGCCTGCGGCCGACAGTTGCCCCGGTTCCGCCGGGATGCCACCGGCTGGCTCGAGGCGGCCTTCAGCACGACCTCTCTGCCCGGCATCCTGAGCAACATCGCCAACAAGATGCTGTTGGAGGGCTACAACTACGTTGAGGACGCCTGGCGGCGAATCTGCAAGATCGCCAGCGTCAACGACTTCAAGGAGCACAGCCGCTACCGGATGACCGGCTCGTTCAAGTTCGAGCAGGTCGGTCCCGACGGCGAGCTCAAGCACGGCAAGCTGGACGAGCAGAAGTACGGCCAGAAGGCCGACACGCACGGGATCATGTTCGCCCTGACGCGACAGATGATCATCAACGATGACATGGGCGCGTTTACCGACATCCCGCGCCAGATCGGCATGGGTGCGGCCGAGGCCATCGCCGACGCGGTGTGGGGTCTGTGGCTTTCCAACCCGGTGCAGTCCGATGGCAAGGCGTTCTTCTCGACCGACCATAAGAACTACCTCACCGGGGCGGACACCGCGCTGACGGTGGATGGATTGACCCAGGCGGAAGTGACCTTCGGCGAGCAGGTCAAGCCCAACGGCCGGCCCCTGGGCATCCCGGCCAGCTTGCTGCTGGTTCCCACGGCATTGAAGGTGCCAGCCGAGTTGCTCATGACCGCCTTGACCCTCAACGAAACCACGACCGCCAACAAACCCAAGCCGGCGGCCAATCCGCACACGGGCAAGTTCGACGTCGTCAGCTCGGTCTATCTGTCCAACCCGAGCTTCACCGGGGCGTCGGCCAAGGCGTGGTATCTGCTGACCGACCCGAACCGTCTGCCCGCCCTGGAGGTGGCGTTCCTCAACGGGATCGATCGGCCGACGGTGGAGAAGACCGACGCGGACTTCAATACGCTCGGCATCCAGTTCCGAGGCTACATCGACTTCGGTGTTCGAGAGCAGGATTACCGGGGCGCTTTGAAGTGCAAGGGTGAAGCATAAGCGGCGGTAGACAACCTCAACAAGACAGGAGATTTGACTGATGGCAACAGCAACATTTGTTCACGACGGTAACACAATCGACTACACGCCCAGCGCTGACGTTAGCACCGGCGATGTGGTCGTTCAGCAGGAATTGGTCGGCATCGCCAAGCTGGATATCCCGGCTGACACGCTGGGCGCTCTGGCCGTAGCCGGCGTGTTCGATTTTCCCAAGGCTACCGGGGCAGGCACAGCCATCCCCGCGGGCGTGAACGTCTACTGGGACGTGGCGGACGGTGAAGCGAAGGAAGACATTGAGGCCGGGATCAACAGGCTGATCGGCAAGACGGTCGCCGCCGCAGGCGACGACGACGAGACGGTTCGGGTTCGCTTGAGCCAGTAAGGGAGAAGACAGCGTGGGTGACCTGTTGAGGCAAGGAAGCCAATGGCTGGAGCAGCAGCGCACGGCGCACTGCTCCAGCCAGGTCACCTACCGCCGCGATCAGGACAGCCACGAGTTCGATGCCACGTTCGGCCGCACCGAGTACGAGGTCGAGGATGACTACGGCCTTCGTGTCGGGGCGCAGGTGACGGACTTCTTGATCCTGGCCGAGGCGTTCCCGTTCGACGAACCGCAAGCGGGCGACCAGATCGTCGCCGACGGCGCGGTCTACGAGGTGATGAACCTGGCGGGTCAGGGACACTGGCGATGGAGCGATCCGTACCGGACCACGATGCGAATTCACACAAAGGAAGTAGACACGGAATGAGCGGCTGTGAAGCACAATACGAGAATATCTGTAAGGACGAGTTCGCCGCGATCCACGCCAAGCTCGATCGGCTGGACGAGGCGATTCGCGGCAACGGCCGACCGGGTATCCAGCTTCGGCTTGATCGTTTGGAGGCGGCGGAAAAATCGCGCAGCCGGTTGATTTGGATCATCACCGGCGCAGCTGTGACGCTGGCGGCCTCGTCGATCTGGCAGCACATTTTCGGAGCATGATATGGCACTTGTGACAGACATCGCCGACGCAGTCGTGGCCGAGTTGGCCGGCGGAGCATTCAGTCAACCTTTCACGGCCGTTCGTCGGGTTCTGCCCGAATACGAATTGGCGGATTTGAAAGACCTTCGGGTGACGGTCGTGCCCGCCGCCGTGGAAATCGCCGGCGCATCGCGGACACTCAGCCAGCACGACGTTCGGATCGACATCGGCATCCAGAAGAAGCTCGGCAAGAACCTCGATACCGAGGTCGCCCAGCTGGTGGGCTTGGTCGATGAGATCGGCGAGTTCCTAAAGCGTCGTCCGCTGCAGGCCACCCCGTACGCGGTTTGGGTGAAAACGGCGAACGAGCCGATCTACGCCGCCGGTCATTTGGCCGAGCAGCGGACGTTCACCAGCGTGCTGACTCTTGTCTACCGGGTGATGAAGTGAGGACGAATTGAGATGACCAAGCGATGGATTCATTCAGTTGATGTACAGGTGGACGACACGACTGGGGCGCTTCTGATCCGAAGCGGCTTGGAAGGCGCGGGTAAACCCGACCTGCTGACCTGGAACACCGGCACCGATGCCTGGGCCGATCCCGATGCGGGCAGTGTCTCGCACGATGGTACGGTCGTGTTCATTCGTGTGGGTTCGGGCGGTGCGCTGGTGTCCATCGATGACGCCCCGGGCGCGGAGATGCCCTATATCATCCCGCCCAACTATTGGCGGGAGATCGTCGTACTAGGCGGCATTCCAGCCGGTGCGCGTGTGGTTGCGAAGAACCTCGACACCGGTGTGAACTTTTCCGACCTGGCCGTGGAGGTCCGCTGATGCCCGCATGGAAGACCGAACCGGTGATCGCCGACCCGCCCATGGAGCAGTGGACCATGTTCCAACTGCCCTGGTCGGGCAACGTGCAGCGTCTGGATGGTATCAACATGCCGAGCCTGACCGAGCTGTACTGCGATTACAACCCCCTGACCACGCTGCCATGGAACGACCTGCGGAGCCTCTACTACCTGGGCATTTACGGCTGCCAGTTCGAGACCCTCGAGCTGTGGCGGATGCCGAACCTCGGTTACTGCTATGCCGGGTCCAACTACTCGCTGGTCAGCGTCGACGCCCACGGCAATACGTCGCTGAACAGCCTGGACATCTACTACTGCCAGTCGCTGGTGTACCTCGACATCACCGGCTGCACGAGCCTGCGTTACATCTACGCCTATGGCTGCGCGTTCGATGAGGCGATGGTCGACCAACTGCTCGCCGACCTGGTCGCCAACGACGTGACCGATGGCTACCTGCGGATCAACGGCGGGACCAGCGCACCGCCGTCCGATCCCGATGGCCTGGCTCTCAAGGCGATCCTGATCGACCGCGGCTGGACGGTCTACACGAACTGAGGACGAAACGATGATCGAAATCCAATCCACTACCGTGCAGGTGAAACTCTCCGACGGGCACGAGGACCAGTACGTGCTGGTCCACGACGGCCGGCAGGTGATCGAGCTGGCCGAGCCCGGCGGCAAGGTGGGCACGCACCCGAGGCACACCATGCTGGTCGGCTCGAAGCAGGAGCTGCAGGCCGAGATCGATCGGTTGATGCTCGCGCCCAAGAGACCGCGCCGCCCGGCGGATCGCATGCCCCCGGAAAGGCCTCAACCCCAATGATCGGCTTTCTGACCAAGCAGACGTTCTTCGACCGCAAGGCGGTGCGATCGGCTGTGGACCGCACGACCCGGCGTGTGCTCAGCCGGTTCGGCGCGTTCGTCAGGCGGGCGGCCAAGTCGTCCATCCGCAAACGCAAGCGGGTCAGCGCGCCGGGTGAGCCGCCCAGTTCGCACACGGGCTTGCTGAAGAAGTTCATCTTCTTCGGTTACGACCGTCCCCGGCGCAGCGTGGTGATCGGCCCGCAGCGGCTGAACCAGAAGATCGGCGATGCACCGGCGGCACTGGAGCACGGCGGAACATCCACGGTCATCGAGGGACTTCGGGGTAAGCGAAAGAAACGACACGTGAAGATTAAGGCGAGACCCTATATGGGCCCGGCCTTTGAGCAGGAAAAACCCAAGCTGGCCGCCATGTGGGCCGGCAGCATTCGATAAGGAGCAGAACACAATGGCGACATACGTATTGGGCATGAACGCCGGTCTGTATCAAGGCGCGGCGGGATCGACTTCACCGTCGAGCATGAGCGAGGTGGACAACGTCCGCGACGTGACGCTCAGTCTCGAGGCTGGCGAAGCGGATATCACCACGCGGGGCAATTCCGGCTGGCGGGCAACGGCTCCGACGCTGCGCGAGTGCACCGTCGAGTTCCAGATGGTCTGGCGGCCGGGCGACGCGGTCTTCGACGCGATCAAGAACGCGTTCCTGTCGGCAGGCACCGTCGCCTTGGCGGTGTTGGACCAGAAGGCCACGATCAGCGGCGCGCAGGGACCGTTGGGGGACTTTTCGATCACCAATTTCAGCCGCAACGAGGCGCTCGAGGAGGCCATCGTCGCCGACGTGACCGCCAAGCTCGCTCGCTTCGAAGAATGGCATGAGGTGGCGTAATGAAAACCTTCACCGATACCGCAGGACGAACCTGGACGATCACGCTAAACCTCGGCACGGCCATGACCGTCAAGGACAAGCTGGGAATCGACCTGCTGCAACCCGAAGCGGGCGATCCACCTCTGCTGACACGGCTGGGCACCGACGAATTGCTGCTGGGCGAGGTGATCTGCTGCCTTCTGGGTTCGCAGTTCGAGGCGCACAAGGTCAGCGACGCCGACGTGCGGGCGAGCTTCGATGGCGCGACATTGCTGGCGGCACAGCAGGCGTTTTACGAGGAGCTGATCGGTTTTTTCCGCCAACGCGGCCGGGCGGACCGAGCCCGCGCCGTGGAGACCCAGGCGAAAATGATCGAAGCGGCGGTCAAAGCCATCGAGACAAGGATCGAGGGGCTCGACATCGACAAAGCGATTGCTGGCGCGATGTCTGGTTCATCGCCGGAAGTCTCGGCATCGGCCCCGGCGAACTCCGGGGGCTGACACTGCGGCAACTGTTGTGGATGGCTGAGGGCCACGGCCGCGACGAATGGGGTCGAACGGCGGTGTTGTGTGCCCTGATCGGCAACGCCCATCGCGACCCGAAGAAGGGCCGGGCCTTCAAGCCGTGTGACTTCGACCCCTTTTCGAATGGTAGCCGCGAAAGCGGCGAGATCATCGAAGTGAACCGCGAGAACATCGAAACTCTCAAGCAGGCCTTCTTGCACAAGACAGGCCGGAAAGGAAACTGACATGGACGTCAACGCAATCATCGAGGCGATCACCGGCTTTTTCAATTCGAGCTTCGGCTTCGCCGTCGTCTGGGCCGGGATGGTGGGTTTCTTCATCTTCCTGGCCAGCAAGTACAACCCGCTGCAGGAGGCGTGGAAGAAGTACGAGGGCAGC